GGAAAAGGAATTAAAATATTAATAGCACAAAAAGAGACGTATCCCGGTGAAAGGACTCCTTTTTCTGTACACTAGTGTGGTTATTAATAACTTCTGGATTGTCGGAGAAGTCAGAGTCTAGATGCTCATTCGCACTCGTCTGAAATACTCACCAAAGGTCGGGCCGACGTTCGAGAAGATTCAAAGAATGTACAGTTGTTGACGCTTGCCCATAAAACAAGCGCCACCAAACTGGACAAAATGCCGTTTGGGACAGGCTCTTGGGCCTGTTCTACCAAACAGCACTACGGTACACCCGTAGTACGTGGGTATGTTTACACAAAACATACCAGAATGTGAGACTTTTGCTAAGCAGAGTCACAACTGCTATGAAGTCCAACCACTCTCGTTTCAGCGCTGTATCTAAAACGGGAATGGTGTAGGGCTGGAAAGGGTGAGGGGGGGTGTGCCAACCCAGACGCCAAAGCGACTATCGTCACTAAACGCTGTTGACAGGACCTGCTCGCTAACCACGCTAAATCCAAGCTCCGGCAATTGCGGATTACACCACATGTTGCTGAAGATGTAGAATTGCGTGAAAGCGTCAACGTAGTAGTTCGTCGCCGCATCCCAAGACTTGTTGATCATCAAGGAATGGTAGGCGGATTGGAATGGAACCATGAACTCGGCTACTTGTGTGCTGCTGATGCGCACCATCGGAATCTGCGACGGGCAAAAGTCACCTGGTTGGGTGAATTGTGCCAGTGAGGCTGCCGATGCGGTAGACAGTGTTGGCTGTGGCACCGTAGAAACGACACCAGAAAGGAAGACATCGGTAGCAACTCCTGCGGAGGAGATGATGTAGTTCTTCGCTTCGAGCTTCGCATTGAGCGAGCCACGAAATAGCCGGTAACACTGAGAAACAGCAGACATCATGCCGTTCATGTTCGGAAAGTCGAACTGAAACGGAAAGATATTTGGTCCTGGGGTCATGAACGACGTCGAAGACGTTGCCGACGACTGAATTTGGCACAGCGCATATCGCTTCAAGATCTCCCGAAGCGATCGATAGGACTCGCCGAAGTGATGAATCTTCGGCTCACTAATCATAGCGCGCGCCACAGCAAGCGGCACAGCCTCCTCATGCGACGACGCCGAATTGGCATCGTCACCTGCCTGTGGGCGGGAGTTAGGAAGAACCTTCCTGCCCATTATTGCCTTCTTCTTCTCCACAATCTCGCGCTTCTTGTTGAAAAACTCAACCGAAGCAACTCGCGCATAGCCGGAGTACGGACTGAGTTGATGAAACTCAAAGTCGTCGCCGGCACGTAGGAAAATGTTGATGTCCACATTTTGCGCGACGTTGCTGGGAGCCTTAAGAGGCACGGCAACGCGGAGACTGTAGGAACCGTGTGCGAATGTCTGAAATCGCAGCGCCGTGTCCGAGGGTGTGTCTGACAGAGTCTGATTCTGCCAAATTCGCTTCCATGGAATGTCCGACAAATGAGGAAAGACTACCCGAATCGTGTTATCCACGTTTCGGATGGTCTTACTCATGACATATTGCGACTGCGAAGTCACGTAGTCAGATGGCGGAATCATGATGTTGGGATGGTTAGCGATATCCAAACGACCCTCGTGGAATGCGGTGCTCACGACTTGAAACTCAAGCTCGATGGCTCCTCTCCAGTAAGTGAAGAAGTTAGCGAGGTAGTACATGATCGATGTGGGTGTGGCGGAGGTGGTACTCAGGGTAATTCCGTCCAGATGCGTCGGGCTCACAATATTCTGAGCCAAAACCGTACCTGCCGTAGCCGTTGCCGGCCAATTGACAGTTCCGATATAACAACGCTTCTTCAGGAGATAGCCTATGTCCATCTCATCGATGGAAGAGCCAAACTGATCATCGGTCGCGTAAATTGCCTCGTTGGCAAGGGTAAGCCTCTCCAGCTTCTGGATTCCCTTCGAAGGACTAAGATATTGTTGGTCCTTGTGGATAAGTGGTTCTGGGTACTCTGTGTAGACAGGATTGTCAAAAATGACTCCTGCGGAGAGTTCACTCAGCTGCTGAGGTACGATCTCTTTGATGACATTATCGAGTTCCTTACCTACGCTAGCACCAATCTCCTCCAAGCCCTGCGGCATAGAGTTACTGATGATGGCGTAGTCCTGAGGAAACTCCCTCTTGAACTGCTCACGAAGAGCTGCTCGAAACGAGGAGCCACCAGGTCGTGGGATCTTAAATTCAGATCCCTCGAACGAGACGAACACCTTAACGGAAACAGATGTCGAAGCACCCGACGCCGCCTGAAGCTGATTGAGCACTTGCACATGCAACTGTCCAAGCACATCGTTATTTACCAGATCCACCCATCCTTTATAGAAGATGAAGGGAATCTCCATCTCGACAACAGATCCATCAGCAGGATCGAGAAAGGCATGCTGAAGTTGCGTCCACGTGCGCGGACTAAGTGTGGTTCCTGAGAGAGCCTTGGGGAGCATAGTTGGTAGAAAATACACCCCGAGGCGACCTTGATGGAATCGCGACGCGATTAGTTGGAATCTAACCTTGACGACCTTACACCTCCACAGTTGAAAGCGGAGAAAAGGCGCGGAGACCATGTCGTTCTGAAGCAAGTCAGTCGGGACATCACTAGGTGACGTTCCCACGATAGGTATTTCCGTACCAGGAGTGTTGGTCAGTGCCCAGTCAAACTCTGCAACCAAATTCTCACGAAGCAACATCCTACTCAGATCCCACGCAGGCTCGTTCAAATGAGCCTCCGCACGAGCGAAAGACGTCGAAACATTGCCGTCCACCGGTCGGATGGAATAGAGCTGCTGCTGTTCAGCAAGCTTCACTCCCACCTTGTTAGTGATATTCTCTGCTGGCTTGTCGAGAGAGCCAGTAGATCCTGAAGAAACATTCGCCTGAGGCGCAAGGTTGGCGGTGGGCTGTTCACCCTCACCAGCCTCCGGCACCGAATTGGCAGTACCGGTACGCTTAGGCTTAAAACTCGTAAGGAAGGCTGCCGTACGCTGGTGCATAAAGCCAGCAGCAGCCTGCCCTACGAGAGCGGCCAAAAAGTATGCAAGTCCAATGGTAAATCCTGTAGTAAGCTGAAGAACGAAACGAAACATGGTAGGTGGCTGGAATGGGCGCGGCTCATTCATCGCTGGTAGGCGAGGAGGCGCGTTGGCGATCCAACACACTCTGCAACACACGGAAAAGCGTCGCAGGGTCTCGTACCTGGTTCCTCGAAAACTTGAAAGCTCCCGAGGGGTCGGGAATCTCTCCATATTGCAGGAAAGAACTCTCGAGCGGGTGGTAGCTCAAGAGATTCATGGATGGGTCTACGGCAAGTATTTTATCTCGCCAGAGGTTGAACACCTCGGGGCCGTAGAAAACGAGATTGCGCAGAACATCATTACAGTTACTCTCGGTAGCGCTGTGAGGGTCGTCACACTTTCTGATCCAATTAAGGGTCTCGAGGTTCGCATTCATGTCAAAATGCGGAACAAACTTCCCCCACAAACTGCCTGTGGTAGTCTTCAAAAAGGACAGATCTTCAATCCTCTTGAAAGCAACTGGTGCGCCGCTTTTATCCGCTGCCGTATATATCTGATCATACTCAGCGAAAAACTCAGCGACGGTTTGCGCATTAAAATGCGGAAGAAACTCCTCCGCAACTGCCAAAACATTGTCGTCTCCGGCGTAGGCCTCACGGACGTGCTCACGATAGTAATGCAAGTCGTTGTAAGGACTAGGCACCAAGGAGAGCCAAGCGATGCGAAACAAAGCCGCGTTGACCAAACTATTCAGGTCAAACGTGAGGTACGTGCCCGAAGGCATCGCACCCCACATACGCAGCATATACGTCTCACCCAGCCATGACACTCGTACCATAGGGAAGACAATGTGGCAAAGCAGCACATAACGCATACGCGCTGCAACAGAGCCCTCGTCCTGATAAAAATCATCAAAGAGAGAGGCAAGGGCTAGAACGACGGACGATTTAAACCTGCCGTCCCAGCCTTCTTGATCACCGTCGAATCCGTGCTCTGAAACGGAACGAAATCGGCAAATCATATCATGCCACTCCAACGATGCGCGGTTAAAACCGCGTGTGGAGAACGTAACTCCACGCACTCGCTGCAAAAACGTGCAGAACCCTCCGAAGAGAGTCTTGCACCACCAAAACATGAGCAGCGAGCCAGCGCAAAACACCCGGGTCTTACCGAGCTTCACCTTCTCTGCAGGACGCTTCTCGTCCTTTAGAGTCGCAATGTAAGGATCGGTGGGAATAGTGTCACTGATCAGACACTTCTCCCACCTATCCACACCTGCCTGCGCAAGTGCGGACAATTTCCAAGCTGTTGGTTCTCCAACGAGCAGTTTCTCTTTCGGACCACGTAATTTAGGGTCCAGCGAATACGGATAGCCCGCAGAAGTCGATGTATTAACCGACTCGACGAGCCCTGGGATGCCGTTAAGCACCTCGTGTGGCGTCAAAGGACGCCGCAAATCCTCATCACTATAAAGAGATCCCAACTCCTCTCGCAAGGAGCATACTGCCATTTCAGTCTCCATTTCTGGAAACTGACGTGTAGAGAGACCATACTTAGAAAGTCCCTTTTGCATAGGATCAACTCCTGCCTTTGGGCGGAGCAACGCCGGTTCCATAGTGTGCTTCGACACTCTATCGAATATCTCCGAAGGGAGAAGGTCGGACTGCTGTGGCGCAGATATATTATATTTACATCTGCCCTCCACAGAAACCTTATTAGGTCCTGTCATGTCCGTATCCTCCAACTCCTCGTAAGGAAACGATTCCTCGAGCGACACGCGTGCCTTGATGTTAAAGCGCGCAATGTACTCCTGAAGCTCACCACGGTTCAGCATCACCGCCTTGGACAGCTT